TGCTTATTATGTCGCTTGATCCTAAACTTTGGAAAAAATCGGCTCCTTTAGGTCGTATTGAAGATTATGATAAAGTACTTCCTGTATTAGAAGTTTATCGTTGTGTACAATCTGAAGGATCTAGATTCGGTAGGCCTACAATTGCTGTGCGTACTACTGGTTGCACTCATCGTTGCTATTTTGGTGAAGGTGGTTGGTGTGACAGCTGGTATACTTCAGTTCATCCTGAAAAGGGTACATTTACATTTAATGACATTATTAAAATTTATGATGAGAATCCTCATATTAAAGAAATGATGTTAACAGGAGGTAGTCCAACTATGCATCCTAAATTAGTAAATGAAATAACCCATTTTGCTCATGAAAGAGGTATTCTTATTACTATTGAAACTGAAGGTTCTCATTTTCTAGAAACTGATTATCCAATAGGTCTTCTATCAATTTCACCTAAATTTAGTAATAGTGTTCCTGTTGTAGGAGCTATTACTCCAAATGGATCCGTTACAAATGAAAAGATGGTTAAAACTCACAATCGTCTTCGTCTTAATACTGAGGCTATTAAAACCAGTATTAATTACCATACTGACTATCATTACAAACCTGTTTGGGACGGTACTGATGAAGGTCTTGCTGAAATTGAAGCTTATAGACAAGAGCTCGATATCCCTAAAAATAAAACTTTTGTAATGCCTGCTGGTGATACTAGAGCAACATTAATCCAAATGTATCCTTTAGTATTTGATATGTGTGCTGAAAAAGGGTATAATATGACTGGGAGAGATCATATTATAGCATTTGATACCAAAAGAGGTGTATAATATGAATGAGAAAAAAAATATTATTAATCATTTAATTCAAACTCATAGTTTTACAAAATACTTAGAAATTGGAGTAGACGACCCTGAAGTTAATTTTAAATTAATTAATTGTTCTACTAAACACTCAGTTGATCCTTGTATTGAATTTGATGCTTTTGTAGACTATAAATACTCTTCAGATGGTTTTTTCTCTAAATTAGAAAAGAATGAATTAAACATCCCCCCAGATTATAAATGGGATATTATATTTATAGATGGGTTACATATTTCTACTCAAGTAGAAAGAGATTTTAATAATTCTTTTAACCACTTATCAGAAAATGGATTTATTCTTATCCACGATGCTAATCCTCCAACATTATGGCATGCCCGAGAAGATTATATAATTGAAGGTTCAAGAAGACCTTGGAATGGTACAGTTTGGAAATCTGTTTATAAACTAAATGCATTAAGATCAGATCTAGTAGTTCATACAATTGGAGGTATGGGAGCTACTTTTAATAGAATTGAAGATGGGACAAATGATCTAGATTGGGGTTTAGCTGTGATTCATAGAGGGGAACAAGAATGTTGTAAATTTGATAATCCTTTTTATGAGTATAGGAAATTTGAAGAAAATAGAAAAAGATATTTAAATACAATTAATTTAGAAGAATTTTACCAAATATATAAATAAACATGGAAATCCTATTTAATCAAAAAACTATTGATTTTAAAACTAAAGTTTTAGGTAAACAAATCTCAGCTGGACATATTGGGGATAAAACCCCCGTAGTAATGGTGGGCCTACTCAACGGGTGTTTCGCGTTTTACAGCGATTTAGTACGATCAATGTCGATTGACGTAGAGTGTGATTTTATGCGCGTTAAATCGTATATTTCAAAAAACAAACAAGGTGATATTCAAATTACAAAAGATTTAGAAACCCCTATTAGAGGTAAACACGTTTACATTGTTGACGATATTTACGATTCCGGTAATACAATGGCTGCAGTAATCGAATACTTAGAAGTTAAACACCCAGAATCAATTACAATAGTTACTTTACTCAAACGGAAAACCTCCCCCATTCCTCCAGTTCAACAATACCATGCTTTTTTAATAGATAAAGAATGGGTAGTAGGGTATGGAATGGATGATGATAAGGGACACTGTCGAAATTATTCACAGATTTACGCTTTATAATTTGGCTTTTATCGAATTAGTCATTATATTTACACAAAATAAGTTATAATACATGGAAAACAAACGAAGAAAAATCCACGAAGAATTAGAAGTGGTACAAACAGGGTTCGCAAATGGTGTTGCTGAAGGTTTCCCCCTCAATAGTGATGAAAAACTATCAATGATTGATGAAGCAGAAGAGGCTTATGGTAAGTTTCTTGATGCTTTAAAATGTGATTGGAGAAACGATCCAAATTCAATGGAAACTCCACGTCGAGTAGCAAAAGCATATGTAAATGATTTATGGGCTGGGCGTTACACAGCAATGTCTCCTATTACTTCATTCCCTTCAGACGGATATGATGGTATAATCATTGAAAGAAACATTCCACTTACATCTATGTGTTCACATCACCACCAAACAATTGGAGGTGTAGTTCATATTGGTTATATTGCTGGAGATGAAGGTCAAGTAATTGGATTATCTAAACTAAACCGAATTGTAGAATTATTTGGTCGTAGAGGTGCTATTCAAGAGCAACTAACATCAGCTATCCACAATGCTGTAGATAAAATTACTGAAGGTAATAAAGGTGTTATTGTAACCATTGTTGCCGGACACTCATGCGTAAGTTGTCGTGGTGTTAAACACATGGGTGCCTCAATGGTAACAACCAAAGCATCAGGTGTGTTTAGAGAGAATGGCAATCTATCACGTAAAGAGTTTTTCGATAGTCTGAAGATTAATAACGGAGGACATCAAATATAAACCTTAGATTAATACATATGGTGTCTCGACAAGGGGCACCATATGTATAATCATGATAGGAATATATAAAATAACATCCCCAAATAGCAAAGTTTACATTGGTTTGTCTAAAGATATAGAGGCAAGGTGGAAAGGTTATTCACTTTTCAAGAAAAATGCTAAACAACAAACAAAACTTTTCAATTCCTTTAAAAAATATGGTATAGAAAACCATAAATTTGAAGTTGTTGAAGAATGTTTATTTGAGGAATTGTCGGAGAAGGAAATCTATTATATTGAAAAATATGATTGTATTAAAGGCGGGCTAAATATATCAAGAGGTGGTTATTTCTTTTGGGAAGTGAATTTAGGGAAAAAACATAAAGAATCAACAATAGTTAAAATGAAGGAGTATTGGGCTGAGAATGCTAAGCCTCGTTCTAAAGAAACCATTGCTAAAATCTCTAAATCAAAAAATGAAAACCCAAGACTAACTACACCTGAAATGGTGCAGATGTATCGTGATACTTCACCAAATAAGAAACCCATTACCCAATTTGACTTAGAAGGGAACTACATTGCTACTTTTAACAGCATAAACGAGGCTTCCAGACAATTGGGAATTAGAAATGATGGAATATCAGCTTGTCTTAGAGGGAAACAAAAAACAGCTTATGGGCACATTTGGAAATACCAAGAATAGTTCATATATTACACTATAAATTAAAATAGTAAAGTTATGAGTTATTGGACAGGAAAAGTCGTTATCAAAACAGAAGATGAACGCGGTAAAGTTAAAAAAACAACAGAACAATTTCTAATCGATGCTGAGTCAGCAACAGAAGCTGAAGTAAAGATTTATAAGGAATATGAAGGTTGGAATGGTGAGTTTGAAATTATGGGAGTAAATAAGTCTCGTATTATTAAAATATTAGTATAATGAGTAATTTTAAAGAATCAATTGAATTAGAACTACGTAATAGTTTAGGCTTATTAAATTCATTACGTGATAGAGATCAATTAAGTATGGTCCCTGAAACTGAATGGGCCGATGTAGTATCACAACGTATTGTTGATAAGTTTAAGGGTGAGTATGTTCCCTTTGTGAGCGAAGTAGAAACATTTAATGCAACAATGGGAAAACCTAACAATTATGAACCTACAATACCTGAAAACACTAAAGAATGGATGTTTGTTTACGACTTCATTCTCGAAGAACTTGAAGAATACAAAGCTGCCTGTGAAGCGGGTGATATTGTTGAGGTGCTTGATGCTTTATGTGACATTGCCTACGTTTCAATTGGTAACGGAGCTATGCTTCATGGTCTTAAAGATAAATTATGGGATGCCTATCAAGAAGTCCAAGCCTCAAATATGTCAAAGGCTTGTAATAACGAAGAAGAGGCACAAGCAACGGTTCAAAGACGTTCCGAAGAGCAGAATGAACCATGTCACTATGAGAAGGTTGGAGAATATTTTATTGTCTATAGATCACGTGATAAGAAAGTAATGAAAAATATTAATTATTTCCGTCCTGATTTAAAACAATTTTTTCAAAAAGATAATCCATATTTTGGACATTTTGAAAACCACCCCTCAGCTGCAAAAATAAAAAAATGAGTTATAAAAAGTGCTATCAAGGTAAAAAATTAGGACCTAACCATTATGAAATGCACTTATGGGAAGATGATGGCCAGCACCAAATTGTTGGGTATAAAGATAAAGCTTATGTTGAATGTAGTAAAGATAAAGCTACTCATAGAGGGCTAAAAGGTGAATTTGTAAAACCTATTATAGATTGGTATTACTCAAAAAACCCAGATTATTCATCTAATAATACTCACGGTTTACACTTTCAAGATATGATGCCTTACCAGAAATTCCTTATTGACAGGTATGGAATTAATGATGAACCATCAACCACACACAGAGAAATATTTTTTGATATAGAGTGTGAGATGGGGGGAGCTCTTACCGAAGAATACATTGAATCGGCACCAAAACCTATTACTTCTGTAGCTTGGTATGATAAACAAATGGATGAGTGGGGTATTTTAATTTTAGATGTTAAAAAACAACTAAATCATACTAAGTCTACAAATAGGGAAATTATTCCTTGTGCTAGTGAAAAGGAATTACTCACTAAGTTTGTAGCTAAGTTTAAAGAGCTCAACCCCGATATTATTGTAGGGTGGAATAGTGATTATTTTGATATTCCCTACCTTTACCACCGCATCGCATTGGTTCTAAGTAAACGAGCAGCCAATAGTTTATCCCCTTTAGGTATAGTTAAATCCAAAAAAGATTCTAAGTATTGGTGGAAAAGAGACCAATATGTCGATATTGTAGGTGTTGAGTCTCTTGATTATATGCGTTTGCACAAGAAGTTTAGCTTTAGAGATGAACCTTCTTTTAAGTTAGATGCTATTGGGGAAAAATACACAGGCTTAAACAAAATTGAATACGAGGGCAACTTGGATGATTTATTTGCTGACGACATACATAAATTCATTGACTACAACTTCCGTGATGTTGAAATCCTAAAACTATTGGATGAGAAACTTGAGTATCTAGCTCTTACTAAAAACCTAGCTCACAAAGGCAAACACAATTATAGTGAGGTTTACGCCAATACGAGAACACAAGACGGCGCCATTTCAGCTTATTTATTAAGCAAAGGCATTGTCCCACCTGCTAAAGATGCTAACCCAATCCATAAGAAAAACTACGCTGGAGGTTATTTGTTTTGCCCTACAGCCGGTATTTACAATTATATGTTTGATGAGGATTTAACCTCACTATACCCATCAATTATTATGTCCCTCAACATTGGTAAGGAGA